GTCTGTGCCAGCTGCTGGGTTAGAACCAGCGTGAGTGCCTGTACCAGAGAAATCGGTATCGGCTTCGTTGAACAATGCTTCAGCACCGTTCTGTGCACCGTAGCGTGACTTCATTGCGAAGATCAAGCCAGTAGGTTGGGTCATTGGCTGAACGCCAGCGATGTCATAAGCGATAAGCTGTGGCATTGCACGACGAACGAGGCTGATTAGGATTGGATCGTAACCAGCAACAGTACCTGTGTTAGCACCAGCTTCGCCACCGAGAGCGATACCAGTACCGCCAGCGTTGGTTGGAGCAGCTTCGTGCAAGATACCAGCTTGTTTAGCCATTTCACGCTCTTGGTTTTCCAAAAGAACGGCTGTTACTTCTCTGCGGTATTGATCCGCAATCTTTGGAGCACCCTCATGTTCGAGGATCGGTGCCCACTTTTTTACTAGGTCATTACGTGACATTTTAGTTTTCCTTTATTGCTTGTGTGAAAGGACTGATAGATACGCTTTCATCTGAGGAGTGTGAACAACCTCTTCTGTCAACGATTCTACAGGCTCATCTGTTACTACTGATTCAACGATTGAGTCAGTTTTGCTCTTGTTCGTGAAGTAATTTTCACGGATTGTCTGTACTTTACTCTTGAAAGTTTCAGCACTGTCAAAAGAAATTTCTTCGACTAGACCTACGAATTTCTCACGCTCAGTGGCAGAGAGACCTTCTGATAGATCAGCAACGACTTCTTTACGAGTCGCTTCGTCAATTACTTTCTTCATCTTTACATTAACGGCAACTTGCTCATTAAATTTTTCTTCGAGTTCTTCGATCTTGGATTCCATTTCACCAAGAACATCGAAACGCTCTTCTGGAACATCAATATAATGCTCTTCGAAAAGACTCTTCAAGCCACCTACGAAATTCTCAAGAATTTCAGACTTCATACCACGCTCAAGGGCTAATTCATTCTGTGCAATCCACTGCTCGGCAACATAACCGAGATATCCATCAACCTGTTCAACAAGACCCTCTACATTCTTCGCAACTTCCTCATTGAGGCGTGTTTCGAATTCTTCTTCGATGCGAGCAATTTCTTCGTTTACACGAGTCATTACTGCTGCTTCAAAAATTGTTTCAGCTTTCGCTTTGAATTCTTCTGAAAGGTCTTCACCGTTAACCAATGCATCGATATCTTCTTTCATAGCCTTTTTGCTTTCAGCAGTGGCTTGATAGTTTTTACGAGCACCTTTAACAGCACCGTCCATAGCACCAGTAACTGTACCAACAGCACCAGTTGCTACGCCAGCAACCTTCTTAACGACATTGACGGCTTTTTGTGCTACATCGCCAATACCTTCTTCGAGTTCTTCAGCATCGTCAGCAACTACTTCATCAGTAGCTTCTACTTCTTCAGCTGCTTCTTCTTCGTTTGTATCTTCTGAAATTGTTTCGATTTCTTCTTCAGCCACAGCTTCGACATTTTCTGCCAGCCCCTGCTTTTTAGATTCTTCGAGCAACTCAGCAATTCTTTGTTCAATTGACATTGTTATCTCCTGTAAACTGGATAGTTCTTATGTAACTATTATTTATAATTTATCTGATTTTACTCAGAAAATTTTGGAAAGCGACGATTTTCGCCTCCTCTAATTGCCTAGAGGACGCCTTCTTGATAAAAGATCTCGTTTCCTCAATATGTTTTTCCACAAACTTTCCATCAACAAAAATCCACTCCTTACCTTCCATAATACCCTCAACATAGGCATCAGGGGCAGATGGATCTGCTACAATATCTGCAGCGGTAGACAACATAAAGTCATCTTGTACGATCTGAATCCCATTCTGACCAGTCTTCAGGGATCCCATCGCTCTACTAGAAACACCAAGGTTGGCACCGCCATCAAGTAAACCTTTAGCGATATTACCCATTGGAGTATCTAGAATCTTTGCCTTGCCGATGTAGTTAGTTCCTTCTTTACGAAGGCTAACGATCATGTGGCTTACACGATCAAGATTGATCGTTGGTGTGTCAGGATGACCCAACTCACCATATGCACGATTACGCTCGACATATTCTTTAATGTAACGGTTCACTTCTTTATCCATTGTTTGCTCTGGATACATACGACCGTTACGGTTTTTTAATTCTGCTTGAAGAAACACACCTTCGATGAAGTGTTGTTTCTTACCGTTTTTTTCTTCGACAATAAGTGTATTGGCGTCAAAAACTTCTTTAATAAGTTTCATTTGTTAGCTCCCAGCTACTGCAGGATTGTCGTATACGCTAAACTGTTCAATCTCAACAGTAGTTGAGAAGCCATCTACTTTACGTAATACGAGATAAAGTTGTGCATCACCAGTAATAACTACATCAATGTCTGAGTCATTTTCTACGTTATCCGTAAAACCCATATCATTGAATTGTGCAGCATCCACAATTGGACCAGCAAGGGTTAATACCTTTACGCTATTTCTGGAAACAACGATAGTAGCACCAGTAGAAGCGATAACATGAAAGCCAACGATATTTGCCTTTGGTGTACCAGAAGGTGTAAGTACCTGACCAGCTGCTGTAATATCAGCAGCAAGATCAATAGCATATGTGCCAGCATCTGACAGTTTAACCACTGCCTCTTGATGCGTTTTTTTCAATACCGTTTTAGCCATCTCAGTCCTCTAAAATTTCTATGACTTTTATAAAGTTGTCGACAGACTCTTTCATAAAAGCAACTAATACTTCTTTATCTTTCAGTTTATTTAGCTTATCTATAGAGTCCTCGCTAATAGCAATGACAGACGAATCGTCTAAACTGAAGTGCATCTTATTTTCTACAAGAGTGTCAATATTATTTAGTTTTCTAATTTCGATAACTACTGGATCAATTGTGAAGGCATTAGAAGAAGCAAGTGTCTTATAGTTTTCGATAAGTGTATTTGTTACTTTTATTTTATGCTTTTCTTTGATAATACTAGCTATTTTTGTATCAGATAGTTCTTCGTATATTTGTTTCGATATTTCTTCTTCAAGATTGTTCGAAATATTCTCTTGCTTAATGTATTTTCTTGCTTCTTCTAATTCTGTGAAGTCAGTTTTGGCACCATCAATATAGATAAAACCTTCAGACATAGTGACACGATGACCATAACAGTATGTATGGTCTCCGTATACTTGTTTTGAAAACTGACTAAAGTTCATTTTATTCTGCAGTTTCTTCTTGTTTCGGTTTTGGAAGTTTAACCAAATGTTTACCACTCGCATCTTGGTGAACGGTGCCATTATGAGTCTTAGCATGTTTGTCAGCAGTTGCTTTGTCAAACATTCCAGCATCATGGTATCCTTCTTTGGATCGACCAGTACCATCTTTGTTTAAGTAGTTTTCTTCAAGATCAGTTTCTTCATAGTCTTCTGCAATAGCAGGTTTAAACATATTTTGTGCTACTTCTTGGCGCATTGCGTCCAACTTAACACTCAACTTCTCTGCCATCGCTGCGGCAAATGCGGTTTCTGTGTTGACGGCATCACCTGATACCATAGCGTCTACTAAATCATTTACTGTACTCATTCTTTATTATCTCCTGTACTTGTTGGTGCTTCCTGCGTTTCCGCTGGAGCATTTTGCTGCAGATAGGTCTGTTGCGCTGTTTGCGTAACACCTGCCATTGTCCCATCAAACTCACGATTAGCAACGTGATCTTCTAGTTCGCCTTCGATCTGTTTCTCGATCTCGTCAATTAGCTCTTCTGGCATCTGTAAGATGTTCTTTCTTACCCAATCCATTGAATAGTATTTACCAATGTAAGGCTCGACTGATTGTAGTAACTGAAGTCTTTGTGTAAGAATCTCGCTGTCTTTTAGTTCAGCGTAGTGATTATCTTCTAAGAAGTCAAACCGCATGAACGTACTAAGATCATCCCATTCTTCTTCTTTGATAATATTCTTTGCTACTAGCTGTACACGCAATGCATGGGCAAACAATTTAGCAAACTTCTTACGTAGTCTAACAATAAACTTATTAAACTTAACTTCATCACGACTAATTTCATTAGAACGACCGATTGAGAAACCTTGCTGTTGCTGGAGTCTACTAATAGGAACGTTCAATGAATGATACAATTTCTGTTGGAAGTATTCAATGTCTTGGATCTCACCAAGGTTTTGACCTCCAGGAAGTGTAGTAATTTCTGTACCTTTACCACCTTCACGTCTTGGCATCCAGAAGTCTTCCATCATTGATAGATGGCGACGATCGTCTCGGACTTCACCAGTAGTAGCATCATAAACAATCTTGTTACGGAACTTGTTCATGATGTCAGTTACATACTGCTCTGCCTTCAATTTAGGTAAGTTACCGACATCCACATAAAAGATTCTACGCTCTGGTGCACGACTAATTCGATAGATGACCAGTGAATCTTCAATCATTTTTAACTGATTGACAGGCTTGATTGCCTTGTGTAGATATGATAACACCATACCTGTATTCTGATCAATCACACCAGAAGGGATGTGAATAACAGAATCGGTAGATAACTTGATGCCTTGGGTGGTATTTTCCGTAATACCTTTATCATTGTACAAGTAGTATTCTTCAACACTCTTTACAACTTCAACACCCTTTGCATTCTTTTCTTTTTTAACGTTTTTGATCTTACGAATTTTTCGTGGATCAATTTGTCTTAGCTCGACAATACCACCTTTTACATTATTCTGATCAATCAGAACATGGAAGTATAAACGACCATCAACATACCAGTTACGGAATAACTCATGTCCACGATCTTCGAACTTCAAGACTTTAAGAACGTGTTCGTATTCTTCTTGAATCTTTTTCTTAATATTGTCTGAAACTTTTACGTCATCTAAAACAATCTCAACAGATTTGTCTTTTTCATGAGCAATGATTGCTTCATTAACAATATCTTCAATAGCACCGTCACAGTCACTGTATTGAGCAACTTCACGATATCTCCTCAGAAGGTCATTTTCGTTTTTAACGATGCCTTCAAGATCCATGACTGCGCCATAATAGCCCCCAGCATTTACGCCAGAGGATACTACGGTCGAGCCATCGGAAGAATCAGGTGCTACAACTGAGGGTAGCACCTTTTCCTTTTTCCGAGATATTTCAAAACCAAATATTTCCATTATGTATCCCTATAATATCTTATAATCTACTTATGCGCCTACTGGGAAAGTACCTACTGGAGTATCAATAGAAACATTGATACCGAAGCCAGCAGATGCGCCAGTATTAGACGTAAAGTAGTTAAAGGTAAATTCGACATCAAATTGTTCGATAGCATTTTGCTGCTCATAGTCAAGAGCAATTGCACCGATATTGGTAGGCATAGCATCGATAAAGGTATACTGTTTAATAGTAGCACCGTTACGATCAAGCTGCTCAACCAATAGATCTACTTGATAATCTGAAGGGTTAACACGACCATCTGTTGTGTTGTAGTTTTGGATGCCTGACTGCCACTGCTCAAGAGCATTGCGGATGCCAAACGTTGTGTCGTTATAAACTGACACAGTCCACGGTTGGAAAGTACGTTCGCCAGCAAAGTTCACAGGACGACCACGATAAAGCACTGGAAGTACTTCGATCGTGGAAGCAGGTAGCTGAGCAGCTTTACAGAGGAATTGTCCTCTTGCGCCAGCAACCTGTCCTAGTGTAACATATGATGGAAACGCTAATGTAACACGGAACTGATTGGGACGTGCACCGCCACCAATCATCTGTGCTTTGAAATCACTAATATTAGGCATTTAAGTCTCCTTGTCTGTTCTTATCTATTTATGCTCTTAGCCACCGATCTCGCTAAAGTTAATAGCAGAACGAGCAGCAATAAAGTTTAGAGTGATAAAGTTGATAGAACGGTTTGGTTTGAC